GCACATAGGAAGTTAAAAAACTATAAAACTTCCTGTTCCCAAAGATTCATAACTTCTTTAGGCGGGTTATGTAGTTAGCTTGGAATCCCACCAAGTTATCTACGCATTTTGCTAATATCAATAGCTTCTTCATCACTAAACACTGGCACAGCATTGCTCTTGTGCATAGTAGCAATACCTTTTACTTTGGTACCTGTGTACACTTTGGCAGGTTTAAGAACAGCATTACCACCAGTGTCCACACTTTTAATATGTGCAGTAGTGTTACGACCTTCGGGAATCTTTAGGCTGTAACTGCTGCTCAAACTAGGGGCACTTAGCGCACGAGTCCGCTTTTTCTCTTCTGCCTCAATACCCCACTTCTTTTGCAGGGCTTTCCAACTTTCGTCCAAATCTCTTGCCTTTTTTGCCTGTTCAGCAGAAGCAAACTTTTGCTTGCCTCGCTTTTTACCTGTAGTACTCAGCCACGGACCTTCTAAATGCATAGTCATAAGTTATACCAAAAGTTATACACATAGACTTATTATACTATCTATTTTGAAGATTGTCTAGAACTTGCTTGCCAAATGATTTAGCATTTCTTCAAACTCCATTTCCTGGACTTCTGGATGCAATGTGTACTCCAAATCATCCACCTTCTCCCAATGAGGAATACCCAATAGTTCGAGTATTTCTTTTTTTGAAATAGGCTCTTGCCTCATATGGCTTACCCAAATGGCAGTCATAAAACTTAGCAAGAATACACGATCGTCACTCCAAACACCGTTAGTTTCGCACCATTCAACTGTGCGCCTTAGGTAGTAATCGATATCCTCAACTCTAAGTTCGATTTGAGTAATCCATTCCTGGGTTTGTTGCCTAGTCCACACTGCTATACTCTAAATGATTCGCCGCACCCGCACCGGTCACGTTCGTTTGGATTGACAAAGTCAAATCCTTCATTGAGTCCGTTGCGAACCCAATCCATGGTTAATCCATTTAGATATACTATACTTTTGGCATCTATCAATACAACAAAGTCTTTTTGGGCATAGTTAGTAACACCCGCTTCAGCTGTGTATTCGTCAACGTATTCAATAGTGTATGCTAATCCACTACAGCCTGTAGTCCTAACACCTATCCGGATTCCAACACCCCTGCCGCGTTTCTCCAGATTTTGTTTAATCCGTTTACTGGCTGTGTCGGTTACGGTAATCATTTACGGCTGCTTTAATAGCATCCTCTGCTAGAATACTACAATGTATCTTTACAGGAGGTAGGGCTAGTTCTTCGGCAATCTCGCTATTACGAATATTACTAGCATCATCCAAATGCATTCCTTTAACCATCTCAGTGATAAGACTCGAGCTGGCGATTGCTGAACCGCAGCCATATGTCTTGAAACGAGCATCTCTAATAATGCCATCGCTATCAACCTTTATTTGTAGTTTCATTACGTCGCCGCAAGCAGGTGCACCAACCATACCAGTACCAACACTAGGATCACTCTTGTCAAAAGATCCGACATTCCGGGGATTTTCATAGTGATCAATCACCTTTTCTGAATAAGCCATACTATCTCCTATTGGACATTGTATTTATGCTATTATTTTGGTTCTTTACGTGCGTTCTTAACTGCGGTAACATCGTTGCGTGTTTCTTTACACAGCTTGGCTAGCTCTTGTAAATGTTTACGAACTCTAGTGCCTGCGGCACCAACTTCTTTATCGTAAAACTTTTCGAAATCGCTTTCCATTGCTTCTACGATCTTTGTGAACTCTGAATATTTGTTTGACATATTAGTCTCCTTGTTTAATAGTTAGTCTAGACGCTTGCCGGCGCCTGCAATACTGATTCCAGCCAAACTTTACAATCTGGCCAGGTTCGGTAAATGTGTGCAAGTCCGCCCGCGGCATGCCATTCATTACAGTTGCTGGTCCGGTCATCGATTAGGATATCTCCGGGTTGGCAATGTTTATGTTTGTCAAAGCTAAACGGTCCAAAGAATACTGGGATTCCTGGGAAACGTTCATGTGCCCACCATACTTTGTCCTGCGCGGCATAGGGCACAGAGTAATCATGTGGTAATGCTGTTAGGAACTGTAGGGTTCCGTTTGTTTCTTGTACAATATTTTTGCAATATTCTACTAGTTCATGAGCGCCTAGTTTGATTGGTAGATCTCGATAAAATCTAGCTTTAGCTTTTACCTTGTTCCAATCACTTTCGGGAATACGCTCACCGTAATCCCAGTTACGATTTACAATAGCTCGGGCTGCGGGCATCCAATCGGCGACTACATCGTCCATATCTAAATAAATGTTCATATTTAGATTATAAACTAACGAGATCAAGTTGTCAAATTAATTGGCTATAACGTTTGGTGAGCCTGAAGTTATAGAACCAGCGTCAGCTGAGTCACCTATTCTAGCGATTGGTTTGTTATTAACAAAAACGTTGGCCGAGCCAGCGTTGATTGCAGCGGTATGACTTACAGAACACCCCCTACCAGATACTCGGTGAGATACAGTAGGATCGCCTTGTCTTTCAACACCTTTATTGTTAGCGAATACGTTGCCAGATGGACCGGTCAACGTAGTTGTTCCGTCACAACCGTGTCCTGTAGCAATAGTATCTCCAATTCTAGCAACTAGTGGCATATTATCTCGTTACAATACTACCTGCACTCACTGGTTGAATGCCGGTAGTTTGAAAAATGTACTGCTCCGCGATCTCTTTTACAGTTGCACCCTGAAACAGTACTGCTGATTTATTTATAGCATACTCGCTTTCTGGGCTAACTGTCATCATGACAGGTGCCATAGCAGGACCTTTTGGAGTCATAGCTAGCATCACTGGTTTATTCAGTGTTATAGTTGCCATGTCTTCTTTGACATATTTTCCAATGACTTCATCTCCTGAAATCAACTTTAAACTTACGATGTCACCTTCTGTGAACTTTGATTTTTCTAAAAACATTTATGCCTCTGTTAAGTGTTGTTTTAACTCAGTGAACCCACCGATAAGTTGTTCGCCGATAAAAATCTGCGGAACTGTACGTGCAGTTGGAACAGCTTCGATTAAATCTTCTTTACTGTAACCATCTCCAATTTTCTTTTCTTCAAAGGCAATGCCTTTCATCGTTAACAATGCCTTTGCTTGATCGCAATAGGGACAGTTGGACTTTGACCATACGGTTGCTTTCATTTTATTTCCTTTACTTATTATAATGTTGGAAGAGCATCGTAGTCGAGTACGTCACTCATTATGCCAATGACATAGTTAGTGCTTTCATTTTCCTGCAATGCTGTTTGTTTTTTACTAGTGTCGACATGTTTATTAAACCAGGGAATAGGAGTTGACTTAGGAGCACTAGCTTGATACTTAATACCAATATCTTTTAACGCACTGACTGCGGTGTAGTCAACAAAGTCACGCAGGATGTTTGCATTAAGTCCAATAACTGGACCCATCTTGAACAAGTAAGTTGCCCAATCTTTTTCTTCTCGTATAACATCCATGTATAGTTGATACACTTCGGCTTCGCATTCTTGTTTAGCTTCAACAAATCGAGGATCTTCTTTTATAACTTGATTGATCATGTAGGCTGTCCAGCCCTTGTGTAATAGTTCGTCTTGTAGAATCAAACTGATAATGTTGCCATTGCCCATGAAGATTTTGTTTTCTACCATGGCTAGGCTTGTGGCAAATGAAACCATAAAGCGGAATGCTTCTAGTGCATAGCTAGCATGTAGTGCTAACCACACGGCCTTAACATGTTCTTTCTCAGTGACAGGTTGTCCAAGTTCTTTGCGACAGTTGATAACGTGTAGCTTGTCATAGTAGTTGCCCACTGAACTGGCCATGTCTACAATTTCTTTAGTGTCGTGGATAGTGTTGAACACATCCTTGGGCACGTTGTAGATGTTGCGAATAATGTGACTGTATGATTTACTGTGAATGTTGGTTTCAAAGAAGCCCCAGTTGTACATCAAAGCTTCGACTTCGGGTAAGGAACACACAGGAGTAAATACCTGTGTTGGCCCACGGCCTTGCAAACTATCAAGTGCTGTTTGACGTAGTAGGTTGCTAGTAAAAATATGTTTAACGGCATCACTTGCATCCTTAAAATCGTTTGAATCTTTAGTAAGACTTACTTCTTCAGGTTGCCAGAAGAAGCCACGAGCTGTAGCGTCAAAGTCTGCAATCTTCTTATACTTGACTTCTTCAAATCGTTGTATGGTTACAGGACCTGCTGGATCTAGAAACATCTTACGATTAAGATAGTCTGTTTTTGTGTTTAAATTATATTGTGCTTTACTCATTTTAATATTTTCCTGAAGCAAGTACTATCTTGCAAATGTGTTCTAATCTTTCTATATGTTCAAATGCTCGCCACGGGCTTGTGTCAATGGCAACTACCCCATGTCCTTTAATCCCCACAATGTCGTAGGCAATGTTGCCGTGTTTATCTAACTGCAACTGCTTATGGCATTGATCCGCAAGCTCTTGGCTAATAGGAGGCACATCGCCAACATTGGGTGCTACCTTTGTATAACGATTGAGTTCTGGAAACGCATCACTAATAGTACTTAAATCGATACCGGCATGCATTGCGGCAATACAGTAAGTAGGATGAACGTGTACTACTACACGAACCTCACCTGTATGCTGACCCATTTCTTTTTGTAATCCAAAGTGTAGGGGTAGTTCTCCGCTAGGCTTTAGGTTAGCACTGATTTCAGTATACTCTAACTCTTTAATTGCATGATACGGACGAGGAGGTTGGTCGTAGTAGCCTTTCTCAATGCCAATCTTTTTAAACTGGTCTGGTTGTAGTGTTTGCTTACGAACGCCACTTGGTGTAATATAAAAGTGGTCACGGTCGTGATGACGAATACTTACATTACCATCACGACTAGTAATCCAGTTACGCTTATATGCATCTACCATGATATCACAAATAGTTTCTAGCATTATTTTTTACTCATAGTCTTCAAAATCTATACATAATGCACCTTCACCATCTACAAAGACAGCGTGGACATTTTTACTTAACGTCATGAGGAGCATGTCCTCGTCTTGTTCTTCAATATTAACTTCAGTTGTAACTCCGTGCATACTGAGCAATCTGTTTATTGCTATTCTAGATGGTGTCATAGTTTACAAGACTCGCAGTCTTCCTCAAGATCAAAATCAATAGGAGCAAGTTCCATTGACGGCGCTTCTTCGTCATCTGCTTTGCTGCCTTTCTTATTAATCAAACTATAGTAGAACGTCTTTAGTCCCCACATATGAGCTTGCATCAAGTTCTTGGCAATCAATGTTGTTGGCACTTTACGATCTGCAAAGTTTGCTGGATTATAAAACGTATTTGTTGATATACTCTGGTCAGTATAGGCTGCAATGACTGCGGCTGTTTTTAAATAGCCTTCGCAATCCTTTTGTTCCCACATAAGCTGGTAGTTCTTACGTACTTTAAGATTTTGATACTCAGGTACAACCTGAGTAAACGATCCGGCCTTTGACTCTTTTACTGAAATCAAACTCATTGGCAGCTCGATACCATTAGTTGATCCAATCACAACTGAACTACTCTCAACTGGGGCAACAGCGCCGTTAGTTGCGTTACGTACACCGTATTGTATCATGTTAGTACGTAAGGTTTCCCAATCTAGTTCTGGCGTAAAGTCTGCAAGTTCGTTGACACCCTTAGCACGTAGTTCCCACGGAAATACACCCTGGCCGTAACGAGTTTGGTCACTACCTAAACACTTACCTCTTTCTTTGGCTAGCTCTACTGACATTTCTGTTAGATAGAAGCTTTGATGTTCTTGCCAGCTTTTAACTTCGGCAAGTGCATCCTTGTCTCCGTACTTGAGTCCACGCTTGGCATGCCAGTATGCTAGGTTAGTAATGCCAATGCCTAGTGGGCGGATCTCATCATTGCTCAACTTAGACTGGATAGAAAGAAAATCTTGGTAATCGAGAATATTGTTAAGGCTGCGGTGAAGAATACGGCAAGCCCTACGCATATCTTCAGGATTACGGAAAGCACCCCAGTTGATGGATCCAAGAGTACATAAAGCGATCCGTCCAGCAGGATCATCGAGACGCTTAAAAGGCTTAGTGGGTAAAAGTATTTCACAGCATAAGTTACTCTGGTAGATGGTATGGTATTCAGGATCAAACGGACCCTGCTTCATTACATTGTCAATGAACACAAGATAGATTCGTCCGGTGTCTGTACGTTCTTTTAAGATGCCCGACTTGAATACTTCTTCGGCGCTCATGGTCTTTGTACGTAAGTCTTTACGCTTTTCGTACTCACAATAGAGTTTTTCAAAGCGTTCTGTATTTTGATAAAACGCTTCGTATAAGTCTGGCACTTCGTTAGGATCAAAGAATGTTATGTCTTCTTTGTTTTTGAATCGTCTCCAGAAGAAACTACTAAGCACAACCCCATAATCCATATGACGGACTCGGGTTTCTTCTGTTCCTTGGTTGTTCTTAAGTACAATAAGATCATCAAACTGATGATGCCAAATAGGATAGAATACAGTAGCACTTGCATTACGAATGCCTCCTTGACTGCAACTACGTAGGTCGCCAAACCACTTCTTCAGGAATGGTATCATACCTGTGTGTTGGATCTCGCCACCTCTAATGGGACTACCTAATGAACGTAGTCGACCAATCTCTAAACCAATGCCAGCACGTTTGCTGGCATACTTGGCCATCATTTCTCCGCTAGCAAATATACTGTCAAGATCATCGTCGCTACGAATAAGGACACAGGATGAGAATTGCTTTGTTGGAGTTCCAAGACCAGCAAGAACAGGAGTAGCAAGAGTAAATAGGCCATCGCTAGCCGCGTTATAGTATTCTTTAATATAGCGCATACGGGCACTATTAGGTTCTTCCTTATGAAAGACAGTTGCGGCTGCAACCATGTATCTAATTTGTGGAGTTTCATATGTTTGTTTTGTTGAACGATTTTTGACTAGATATTTTTCAATCAGTTGTTCGATTGCCGCATAAGAATATTCTTCATCTTTCTCATGCTCCAGCATGTCATTCATTTTGTTCCAGTCGTCCTCACTGTACCATTCAAGAAGTTCTGCTGTATACAATCCTGTTGCTACATTTTTCTTAACGATTTCGTAGATGTGCGGAACTTCGTAAGCACCGTAGACATCTTTACGTAACATGCTGAGTCTTTGTTTCCCAGCAACAAACTGATAGTTAGTATGTCCTACATCAGGATTTGATTCTATGTCAATGAGATCAACAATCGCACGTAATGTAATCTCGTCAATTTCTTTAGTTGTAATACCGTCATAAAAATGTGGTTGTGCTTTGATCTCGATCATGCTTTGACTAACGTCAGCGATTCCACTGCATACTTTTGCAACTTGCGTTTGCCATTTCTCGATTGTGAGTGGTTCTTTTTTTCCTGATCTTTTAGTAACAATAATGTTCGTCATATTCTTCTTTTCTGTACTTAATGGCGCTGACTGCTGCGAGAAACTTATTTAGTGGAGAGGCTTCATCTTATACATCTTTATTGTTTTCAATGTTTTAGGTAGCTGTATAGCTGGAATCCAAGTATCTTGTTCGTACCCGTAGACCTTATCATCTACGAATAACAAATAATACACTGTTTTATTGATATCGTCTATCGATATGGTAATAATAGTATTTGACTCACTGAATCGGTTGGTCAGTTGTAGTGTGTAGCACATACCTAAAATAATATTGAACGGACAATATTCATTTTCGTCTATGAGCTCCCACGGCGTTGGCCACCTTGATTGATCATATGGATCAGTATATATTTTAACCTTTGGTAATCGATCAAAGTATGCATGAACATCGGCTAACGGGCTAGCGGACAGTTCTATTTGTTGGCGAAAGTTGTACCAATCCTTAACAATAGGATTGGTTTTATGTTTAACGCTTTTGAACATCAACTAATAGATGATAGAGTATAAGTTAAGGTACTGACGTCGTCAAGATTGGTGTTCTTATAATAGATTACTACAGTTTCAACACCACTGGTAGTTACCAACTGTGCTTGGAAGATAACATTGCTATCTCCGTCTGTCTCGCCAACGTATTCATACTCGTCAACTAGTTGGATGTTGTTATTAGTTTTGTCAACTGCTAAATGCATTTTTCCTTTTCTCATTTGAGGATATGCAGTGCTTTGATAAACGTAGTCTACTTCAAAGCCCGATGATGTGTTTAATGGCAAGCGCATTGCTGCTGTGACTGTTGGGCTATACGAAACTGCAATCGTTGTAGGCGCACTATTTACAAAGTTAACATGTCCAATAATCTCAGGCACATATGCTTCTGCAAAATTAGCTTGGGCTAAATCAATAGCTCGGTCAAAGTTGTCCTGCGATGAAGTATTGCCCGATACGGTAAACTTAATCTGTCCGTATATATTGTTGGCATTGCCACCTTGGTTGTTACCTACGTTGACGTAGTTATTGTTCTCTGAACGATTACCATAACCTTTATCAACTAAAATACCTTCGCGACTTATACCTTCAAATATGCTGTCGCTGATTGTATTCTTCCTTGGACCAAATGCAGTAACGCCAGCACCTACGCCAAAACTAACACCTTGATACAATGTTTTAAAATAACAATGTGAGAAGCTGTTGTTAATGATATCTGTGTTAGAATAAACTGCATAGGTAAATCCCTGCACTTCAAAATCTTCAAACTTGTTTCGTTGACAAGTAACTAGGCTAGTCTTAGCTACCATTTCTAATGCAATACTGTTGTCTACTAATCCATTGGCATGTACCCATGTACCTACAGCTTTAACATTGATAAACTTGCTGTCTATTACATCTGCAAAGTTAAACACTCGTACATTGTTCTGTGCTACGGATACTGTAAATCCCTTCATCAAGATATTTCTAGGTTGTAACAAGTTAGTAGTGGGGGTAGCATTTCTATTGCTTATATCGGAACTGTTATTGATGAACTCAAATACTGTGTCAGTATCGAACGTTGGATAATCGTAGAAGCCAGTCTGACCATCACTGAGAGTAATAGTTAGATCGTTTGCAGGAGAAGATCCACCTAGTGTATTTCCTAAAATCTTAATCTGATTACCTGCGGCAAATCCACTGCCACTGTTTACAATAGTAACAGTGGTGTTGGATGATGTATAAGTAGCACCGGTTCCAGTCTTGGTTACTGTTACCACTGCACCTACACCATCACCTGACAAGGCTGTTGCAGAGATATTTGTATATGTTCCAGCAGTGGTAACGCTGGTACCTGCTAGTGCTAGACTAGTGCCAGTATTGATGCCACCTTTGACAAAGAAAAATCTAGTAGAGTCTTTACCTGTGCCAACTAGTTTAACATTGCTGGGAATGTACACAGTGCCTGTTAGTTTATAGTAACCTGGATCAAATTCTAGCTCTACAGCATTGGTTGGGTCCGAGCTCAAGTACAGGCTAAAGATTGCATTTTGTAAAGCAGCCGTATAGTCTACAGTTGCTCCCAGCTGTGTCATGGTTCCTTGGATTCCGAAGCTTGATGAGTTGACACGCCCTTCGTCCAGACGCTTTTGTAAACTTCTGATTACAGGGTTGGTTGGGTCAGTACTTGTTTGGATAGTTGAATCGTCAAACTTGTATTGATACGATTCAGCTAGATCCAGTATACTATCGTTCTCTGTTAGAACTTTAGTGTTACCCACAGCCGGAGCACCTTCGCTTACTGCACCGTTGCCGATGTAGAGCTCTTGTGTATCGATCGCCCATGCTAGTTCTCCACTAGCAAGTTGTGGTAAACCACTTTCGTTCTTTTTGCCGCGTCTCAGTTGAATGCGACTTATTTGCACTACAGCCATAGAAATATCCTCGTTATACGATATTTAGCTGTTCAAACGGTAGTACTGCTCCACTCGTTTACACCATTCTTCTGTCCAATAGTCAAAGTCCTTGGGTTCCAGAGTAAACTCCTGGTATTCAAAGTCCTTGCTACACATTAAAATAACGCCCTTACGGATGTTTGTGCCGTGTATTTCGTTATGCGCTAGAGCATAGGCTGTTAGCTGTAGAAAGTAGTCGCTAATGTACTCTAGTTTTTTGGGCTTGTTAGTCTGCTTAAAGTCTAAAATACTCTGATCTCCAGAGTGTACTCCTACACAGTCAGTAGTACCTGCATACAGTTCTGGAAAGTACAAGGGTACTTCGCTACCCCATACTTCACTAACATTCGTCATGCCTTTTGCAATAACAATACTGGCCATCTTGTGACTTTGTTGGCTAAAGGGATTAGTTCCCGGATCAGTTATGTTACCTTGCTTGACAAAGTCCTCTAGGAACTTGTGCATACGTGTGCCGCGGTTAGCAGCTTCAGTAGTGATCTCTTGTGCCTTCTTCTCACCTACTGCTTTGCGCCAGTTGGCCAGTGCTATACGACTTTCTTCTGGTTTAGTTTTGTCCAGGATAGTCGTAACACTAGGGACTTTATGGCCTTGTGGTGTAGCGTATAACCGCTTACCAGAGCTGTCGTCCCTAGAGAGTTTTGTATATTGATATCGTTCGATTAAAAGTGTCATAGTATATTATATAACACTTTGTCTAGTCTGTCAACCGATCATCTTGGCAGCAGCCCGTTTGGCTGCGGTATTTACAGCCGTTTTAGCTTTTTCTTTGTCACCAGTCTTGCCAGGTTCTTCTACTTTGTTTTTGGTTTTGATAGTAACACCGTTTTCATCGAAGTTATCAACTAGACCTTTCAGTTGTGGATTAGCATCAAACTCTGATTTAAATGCATCATAGTTGATTTCTTGCCCTGTAATGTTTTGCATCATCTTTGACATAGCTTGCCAAGAGAATTGTGCTGAAGTAGCTTTAGAGTCTGCACGACCCTGTAGATTAGAAAGGACGCGGATTAATACATCCGCGCCTTCATTTACTTTTTTTTTGAACTTAAGATGTTGCCTAGCTTGCGGCTATACTGAATGCTTTCACGCTTCATACGACCTGCTGGCTCTTCGCCACCGGTTGCTGGTTCGCTTGCACCGAACTCATCACCTTCTTCTGCGCCTGGCTCACCCATAGTAGCTGGCATTTCTGCACCCATGTCAGCACCCATAGCTGGAGCAGGAGCTGCGCCGCCTGGACCTTCTTCGCCTGTTAGAATTGAAACTGCCTGAGCTAATGTTGTACGGTTTGATTCTAGTGTTGAATATAATTCTTCTAATGCTGGTTTAACTGCGTCATTGAACTGTTGAGCAATGTCGCTGCCCATTTCGTCTCTTATAGAGTCTACCAACTCTAACATGCTTTCTGCTTTCATGCTAGCTACGTCTTCTAACCAGCCAGTAACACGGTCAACCATGTCACGACTGCTCATGATTAGAGCTGCTTTTTCTTCTTCGCCTTCTGTAAGTGTTCTTTCACTTAACACTGAACGTAGAACCTGCATTGCCTCTTCTACTGATTCTTTTTTAGCCATTTTTGTTGCTGTGGCGTTCATGACGTTTTCGCCCTTGTCGCCGTAACGCTTTTTAAATTCGCCTTTGGTCTTTTTCATGCCTTTGACGTACTTTTCTTTCTTGCCTTTTTCGTCATCGTTAAGAGCACGTTCTTTGATTGCCATTCGGATAACATCTAGCATAGCACGTTGCTTTTGATATTCGTTATTTTCTAGCACACTGTCAAAACTGCTGTTTCTTTCAAACGATGTAACTCTTTCTGATAGTTGTAGTTGAACCTTTGACAGGTCACCATCGCTAAATTTGTCCAGGCTAAGTTTATACCCAAACTTAGAAGCTAGGCTTTCGTTCAGCATGTCGCTGTTTATTTTGTTAGATAATTCTCTGATTTGCATGTTAGCATCCTAATGACTTGTTATTGTTATTTATCAAAACATCCGTCTAAACCTAAGGGCAATTTGCTCCTTAGATGTTCTGGCTCTAGCAGTAGTTATCTCCCAGCGCCACAGAGCTAGATCTTTACGTATCGAATCTTTACCATTATCGTATCTATATTTAAAGATATCCGAATCTGTAGCGTTACGTTGATAATACTGATCTAGATTGATTATTTCGTTATATTCGTTTATCTTGTTTTTGCCGTAGCATTTTGCTGCCATTAGCGCACAGGCTTTTAAGTTAAACGTACCAATCTTAAAACCTTTACTTTGATAAAGATCCCACTGATTAGCTTTGTTTTTCTTTACTATATAGTTTTCATACACTAGTGCGCCGTTAGGCAACACTGCGATAGGAAGTTTCTTTTTAAACTCTTCTGAAAGATAACTTTCTAAGTTTTCTGCTTGTCTTTTAAAGTTCATTGGCTATTACTCTAGGATTAGTCTGTCCTATCTTAATTACCAAACTTTTCCTCACCAACCCCTCAATCACGACTTGTTCTCGTTCTGAAAATGTACTAAGGTATGCAGCACCTTGCAACTTCTCAAGCATTACATCTTCTTCTCTAGAAGTAAACACAGAAAAGCTACTTAATAGTTCATTTATTTTCATATTATTATTTACTGAACGGGCGTTCTACTCTGTTGGGGTTTTTAGTAGTCTTTGTCATCTGTTGCGCCATTTGGCTGAATGCGCCTGCGCCACCCGGTGGCGGTGTTGCTGTAGTAGGTGCGTCTGGTGCTGAATCTTTACTGTACGGACGCTCTACTTTGTTAGGATCTTTGGCCACTGGCGCTGCATCCTTACTGTATGGCTTGTCGACTAAATTAGGATTCTTTGCCTTAACGCCAGTTTTTTCAATAACTTTGTTAATCTCCGGAAGAGCCTTATCAAACACCTGTTTCTTTATTTCCGGCGGTGTTGACTTCCATACTTTATCATATGTTTTTTTAGCTGCTGACCATGCTGGTCCAAGAGCTGCTGCAACTGCCGAAGCAGCAATATCACTGGCTACTTCGTATTGAGTTTCGGGACTCCATTTAGTTGGGTCCGGGCCTTCTGTTTCTACAATGCCCTTCATCTTGGCAATGGTTTCGTAAGTGCTCCACGCTGCTGCGCCCGCTGCCAGGATAGCAAACCAACCTGCTGTTGCTATCCATGCCAAGGCCGCTGGCAAGTACGGAGCCAGAAACGCTAACGGAGCAACTTCGTTAAGCTGTTGCCGTTCGGTGATGATTTCTCTTACTTTCATTTAGATACCGCGAAGCTTTCTTGCAAGTGCCAACATGCTAAGTGATTCTGCTGTGATCTCTTCTTCGCCTATTTGAATCTCATCGCCTGCTTTGGGAACTTCGGGCTGTTCTGTCGGGGCTGGTGCGCCAGCAGCCGGTTTTGTCATTAGTTTTAACTTGCCAGTTTCGTCTTTAGTCAAAGCTGTTGGATTTGCCTTGAGATCCACTGTGGTAGTCAGTCCAGGACCTGTTTGAATAGTGGCACTTTGTCCGGGCTTAAGATCAGTAATCTTACCTGTTTCTGGTGCTTCTTGAACTAGTTTAATATAGTCACGTAGTGATTTCATGTGTATTCTCCAGGCTTAATGCCTTGTCTTGTAGTTTATATATATGCTGTTTAAGTTGGCCTATAAAACCTTTGGCACGTAGCACTTTAAATGCTACATTTTCTATGCTGAACTCGCCTCCGTTTTCTAATCCTGCTTTTCTTAACTTACTGATTTCTTGTTGTATTGCTTGCACACGACCAACGTCATCGTCAGTTAGTGCTTGCATTATCTTATTTAAGTAGTTATCAACTTTGGCCTTGACATCAGTGTCGTTAATCTTGATAGTGCCCATTGTAGGTTCACTGACCCATTTGTTATTCAGTATTGAATAAATGCCCAAACTGTGATGCTTGTCGTCGCTGTCTTGTACATATACTTCTACGTCAACACCTTTAATCTTAATGTCATGATTGAAGTTATATTGATTCTTCTTAGCATCATACAGAGGTTTGAGTAGTAACTCGCGCTGTTCGGGAATGTCTACTACTAGGTGTAAATCAATATCGCTCTGTGGAGTATAACTGTAGGCTGCATTGCTACCCGATATAGTTATATCCTTTAACTGCAAATCCGGAATGTCAATAAACTGTACGAAGTCTTTGGCAATCTGCATCAGTTTATATCTAACTTGAGGTTTAAGCACACTGCCAGCCCATAACTTTGGATTCAACTCTTTATGAAACTGTACTGCGGCATCTACAATGCCTTCCTGTGTAAACTCTCTTAACAACATACTAGTTTATAAGCCAAAGAACTTTAATATATGAGGGAAACTTACTGAGTTGAGCCACCCAGTGCCAGCGGCAAATGCCAGTGCAATCATGATATACATTGTAATCTTACTTTTGGCTTTTTCCAAGTCATCAAGGCGGGCATCCATCTTATCATGAATTACACCATCCGCGGCATGTAGTTTTTCAGCATGTTCAAAATACTTTACACTGTTAGAACGATATTCATCTTGCATTTTAGACAACTCGGCCATAACTGCATCACGAGTTAGATCGAGACA